CGTGCAGCATCTATGGACGGTGCAGAAGCTCTTGCTGATGAACCATCAATGTTGTCAAACCAAGACGCTGGAGGAGATACAGGTGGTGGTGACATCTCAGGTACTAACCCATCCGTTCTTAATGACAGCCCTGCAGGTACATATACAACTGCAACTGGTATGACTTCACTACAAGGTGAAGCATTAGGTGACTCTGGAACAAATGCTTTCGCAGAAATGGCGTTCAGCATTGAGAAGCACACTGTTACTGCCGTAACTCGTGCCCTCAAAGCAGAATATACTATGGAACTTGCTCAAGACCTTAAAGCAATTCATGGTTTGGATGCTGAAACTGAACTTGCAAACATTCTGTCTGCTGAAATTCTTGCAGAAATCAACAGAGAAGTTGTAAGAAACATCTACGTTTCTGCCGTAAAAGGTGCTCAAGTAAATACAACTACTGCTGGTATCTTTGACTTGGATACAGACTCAAATGGTCGTTGGTCAGTTGAGAAATTTAAAGGTTTGATGTTTGCGATTGAGAGAGATGCCAACGCAATCGGTCAACAAACTCGTAGAGGAAAAGGTAATATGATCCTTTGTTCTGCTGATGTTGCATCAGCATTGCAAATGGCTGGTATCCTTGACTATACCCCTGCTCTTAACAACAACTTGAATGTTGATGATACTTCAACAACATTTGCTGGTGTTATGAACGGACGTTTCAAAGTGTATGTTGACCCATATGCTGCAAACGTGGCCGCATCACAATACTACGTTGTCGGTTATAAGGGAACTTCCCCATACGATGCTGGTATGTTCTACTGTCCATACGTTCCACTTCAGATGGTTCGTGCAGTGGGTGAAAGTTCATTCCAACCAAAAATTGGTTTCAAGACCAGATATGGTATTGCTGCTAACCCATTCCACACTGGAACAGTTGCTGCTGCAGCTGATGGTGCAATCTCTATCTCATCTGCAACTAATAAGTATTACAGAAAAGTTAAAGTTACTAACCTTATGTAATCTTTTTACCAACCAACCGAAAGAGAGAGGGGACTTGTTCCCCTCTTTTTTTTCGTTATAAATACTAGTATGACAACGGAAACATCACCTCTTAATAGACAACCAGATAAGTTGGATTATAGTAGTCCAACGCAGTTTAGGTTTATTCTGAATCAGATACCTACAGTGCAGTTCTTTGTTCAAACTGCAAATATCCCTGGCATAAGTTTAGGTGAAGCTGTAATACCAACTCCATATAAGGATATTCCTTACGTTGGTGATAAAGTAACTTACGAGAGTTTGAATGTTCAGTTTCTTGTGGATGAACATTTAGAAAACTATATTGAAATACATAGCTGGATGGTGGGTTTAGGATTTCCTAAAACTAGACAACAGTTTACAGACTTTCGTTCTAACACATCAAATACATCAAATGCAGCTGGTAAAGGACAAACTGATATTGGAAAAGTTGGAAAGTCAATTGCAGAAAGACCTTTATATTCTGATGCAACACTTACAGTGTTATCAAATAAAAACAATCCACTTGTAGAGTGTCGTTTTGAAGATGTGTTTCCAGTTGCATTATCTGGATTAGACTATACACAACAAGTTTCAGATGTTGAATATCTCACAGCCACTGTTGACTTTCGTTATAAATTATATGAGATAGTGACTTTATAATATGGAGTGAAAATGAATTTGGACGAATTGAAACTTCAAGTCTCACAAGACTTGAGAGTAGATGATGAACATTTAGATACTGAATCTTTAAAAAATCAAGAAATCAAAGCAAAATATTTAGAACATAAATCTAAATTTGAACTTCTTTTGTTTAAGGCAAAAGGAGATTACAAACGATTGTATCGTGAAAAGTGGGAATACTATGGTGGAAAATCTGATGCAAAGATTTATGCAACTAAACCTTTTGATCTCAAAGTTCTTAAAACAGATTTATCTATTTACATATCTGCTGATGAAGAAATCATAGACGCAGAAAATAAAATAGGATATTTAGAAACAGTCATTGATTACATCAAAGGTGTAATTAAGTCTGTGGATAATCGTGGTTGGGATATTAAAAATGCGATTGAATGGAAAAAGTTTGAAGCAGGTTTGACATACTGATGAAAGATTATATCGGATATTATGAGAACATACTTACAGATAGTATATGTCTTGATTTGATAGAGTATAGCACAAAGATGCAACTCAAACCATCAACATACTCTACATCATCTGGTAAATCTGGTAGAAGTAAACAAAAAGTAAAGATGGATGATGTGTGGTTCAAAAAAGGACAACCATTTTTTAAAGAGGTATTTGGTGGATTTGAGGATGTCATAAAAAGATACAAAGAACAACACGAGTTATTCAAAGTAGAAAAACATAGTGGTTTTAGACTGAATAAATATTCGGAAGGTGGTTTTATGAGTCGCCATGTTGACAACATACACCACTCTCATGGACAGGAGTATGGATACCCACAGGTTTCAGCTCTATTATTTTTGAATGATGACTATGAAGGTGGAGAGTTTATTATATCAGATATTAAATACAATCCAAAACAAGGATCTGCGATAATCTTTCCATCTAACTTCATGTTTCCCCATGAGGTCAAAACAATAAAAAAGGGAACACGATATAGTATAGTGACTTGGTTAATGTAGGAGTATACAATGGAAGAAGAAAGCTATAATAAAAATGTTGTTGACACTAAAGGTTTGATTGATGTATTTGATAATGTATTAGAACCTCATGTGGCAGAATTGATTGATTATGAAATGAAATCAAAAAATCATTGGCATTATGATTATAATTCCAATAGAGGTGGTCTTAACAAACACTGGCATATTTTTTGTGGACATGATAAAATAGCAGATGATTGGAATTTTTTAACACCTATATGGGAAACAGCTAAAGAAAAATATGATTTCAAAAACAGATATGATATTTTATCTTTTAAAAGAGTGTATATGAACGCACACACATTTGGAATAGAACCTCATATGCACCAAGACGATGGTGATTTAACTATGATGTATTATCCTCTTCTAGATTGGGAGCCTGAATGGTTGGGCGGAACTGCTATTTGGAATGATGATGGAAATGAGATAGACAAATATGTGAACTATATTGGTAATCGTTTATTAGTTTTTGATGCAAAACTAAATCATCAGGCCATGCCTGTTTCTAGACAATGTTATAGATTAAGATCGGTTGTAGTATTTAAAACATGGAAAGAACCTGATTATAATGATAATGCAAGTGGTGATAGGTTAGACTTTTATGGAAAAGATTAAGACACATTTAGTTTTTCCCACAGCATTACATATATTCAATCATAAGATGGAACAAGAAGAACAACAGATTATGATTAAATATATAAAGGGAACAAAAAATAAAGAAACCCTTTCTGTAAGTGGTTTGTCAAAACATACAAAAAATAATCTTCACAAAATACCAGAGTTTGCAAGACTGAGAAATACTATCAATGATGCAACACACGAGGTTGTGAAGAAGATGGAATACAAATATGACTCACTAGAGATGACAGGAATGTGGGGTAATGCATTACCAAAGGGAAATGCACACGCACCACACTCACATTCTAATCATCTTTTTTCTGGAGTGTATTACGTTCAGTCTGATGAACTATCTTCACCCATACAGTTTTTTGACCCACGCCCACAATCTGGTGTTATGCGACCAAACAAAAGTAAAGACAATACATTAAACTCTGATATCATTGCGATACCTTGCACAACTGGAGTTGGTGTTATCTTTCCATCTTGGTTAACACATTGGGTGCCCCCAACTGGATCTGAAAGAGTGAGTATATCTTGGAACTTTATTATCAGAGGTATGTACGGAGAACCGAATAGTTTGCAAGATGTTAGTATCTAAAATAAATGAGGTGTATCTACAACTCAAAGTAGATGATGATTTAGAAAGAGAACTCACAGACTACTTCACGTTTGAAGTGCCTGGGGCTAAGTATATGCCTCACTATCGTAAAAAACTTTGGGATGGTAAGATACGATTATTTTCCCCACACAATGGTAGAATATACGTTGGTCTTTTACCTTACATAAAAGAGTTTTGTTCAAGAAACTCTGTTGAATATACACTAGAAGAAGGAGTAGAAAATGAGCGGAATGTTGTTCGTGAGAATGTCAGAGAATTTGCCGTATCATTACGACCCAAGAGCAGGGGAAAAAATATACAATTTCGTGACTATCAAATTGATGCAATCTTCCATGCTATACGCACAAATCGTTGTCTTTTATTATCTCCTACTGCTTCGGGTAAGTCACTAATAATCTATACACTTGTTCGTTACTACCATCTGATGAATCTTAAAACACTGATACTCGTTCCAACAACATCTTTGGTTGAACAGATGTATTCTGATTTTATTGACTATGGTTGGAAAGATGAGCTCATACATAGAGTGTATGCTGGACACGACAAGGGTTCTAAAAAACCTGTGGTGATTTCTACTTGGCAAAGTTTGTACAAACTTCACAGACCTTACTTTGCACAATATGGTTGTATCATAGGTGATGAAGCTCATCTTTTTAAAGCTAAGTCACTTACAGATATAATGACCAGAAGTGCTGACTGTAAATACAGATTTGGTTTGACAGGGACACTTGATGGAACACAAACACACAGACTAGTATTAGAAGGTTTGTTTGGACAGGTAAAAAAAGTTACTACCACTAAAGAACTGATGGATAACAAAACTGTTGCACAACTTGATATCAATTGTGTTGTACTAAAACATACAGAGGAAGAAGCCAAAAGAGTACGATACTACACATATGCAGA